AACAAGATTATGATAAAATATTCAGTTTTCCATTGTACAAAAAATATCAAGACGATGTTGATGCTATTTTAATAGCAGAAGGCAGAGAAGATTTAATTAAGAGATAGGCACCAAGAAGGGTGTATTTTTTATGTCCTGCTTTCCTCAATTTTGGGAAGAAAGAGAGGTAATTGGATGAATGGATAAATCAATATGTGATGAAAGACATAATCAAATAAATTACCGATTAGATGTACATGAGAAACGACTTAACAGCCATGGTGAGAGACTGGACAGAATTGAAATGACAAGTGGGCGATTAGAGGAACGTTTAAATAATCTAATTCAACAGCTAGAACAACTCAATAAAACAATGAAATGGTTTATCACAGCAATTGTAGGAGCTTTTATAAGTTTCTTTTTTTATGCAGTCCAGCAGGGACTGTTTAAGTAGGGAGGTGAAAACATGAAAGTATTTTTAGACGCTGGCCATGGTGGGAAGGATCCAGGAGCACTTGGCAACGGACTAAAAGAGAAAGATATAACTCTACCGGTTACATTAAAAGTAGGTTCGATACTTAATAAGTATGCTATTGCTACAACTTATTCTAGAACTACAGATATCTTCGTAGAATTGTCTGAACGAGCACAAATGGCGAACAACACTAATGCTGATTTGTTTATATCTATTCATACTAATGCCCATAACAGCAATGCTCAAGGAGTAGAAACATACAGTTTTCCAGGTAGCAAAAATGGAGCTAGATTGGCCAAATGTATTCAGGATAGCGTATTGAGTAGCAAACTGTATACAAAAAATAGAGGAATTAAAACAGCAAAATTTGCAGTGTTAAGGCAGACCAAAATGCCAGCAGCCTTAATTGAATTAGCTTTTATTACTAATGAAGAAGATGCAAATATATTAAAAAATAGACAAGATGACTTAGCTTTGGCTGTGGCAAAAGGAATATTAGACTACTTGGGTATAAAATATAGGACAGTTACATCTGAGTCTGCACCTAAGCCGCAAGGCACTCCCATAATATCCCCTTCAAAATCTAGTGTAAAGCAAATGCAAGCTTGGGCACGTAGCAAGGGTGCTCATCAAAGGTTTATAGATATAGCTCCTACCTATTGGTCCTATTATGAACAAACCGGGATTAATCCCGAAATACTTTATTGTCAGGCGGCAAAGGAGACCAACTTCGGGCGTTATACCGGTGCAGTCAAGCCCGAAATGAACAACTGGGCAGGCATAAAGACTGCCAACCCCACAGGGGATAAAACAGAGGATCATGAGTGTTTTAAAACGCCGGAGGATGGTGTAAGGGCACACTTTAACCATATGGGTATATATTGCGGAGTGGATCCTATAGGAACGCCACATCCTAGGTGGTACATAACTAAAACTGCAGGATGGGCTGGTACGGTAAAATATGTAGAAGACTTGGGAGGTAAGTGGGCGCCTAATATAGATTATGGAATATCTATTGTAAGAGACTATCTGCAACCCTTATATAACACCAAAGCGGACCCACCTAGCACAAACTATAAAGCCTTATACCAAGATGCTCAGGGTAAGTTAAATAAAATAAAAAACATTGTGGAGGGGTAAAAAATGAATGAATTTATGACTATGGAAATGTTGGCCACGTTTGCAGGGCTTGTTGCCGCAGTGGCGCTTATAGTACAGTTTACAAAATCAGTAGTAAAGAAACAGTTTGGGGATGCTTCAGTACGGTTATATGCCTTTGTAATAGCTTTAGTACTCACGTTCCTATTTGCTCCTGCTGGCACTGGAGCACAGGGTATAGTACTTACTATTATAAATGCCGTATTAGTTTGTATGGCAGCCATGGGTGGCTATGAGGTTATAGCAGATCCAAAGGCAGAGAAAAAGAAATAATATTAAAAATTATGGTCAGGATTAACTTCCTGGCCTTTTTTGTTTTTTGGAAGAAAACGACCTTCTAAAATCGATTTTAAGGCACGTTTTTAATATTAGGCATAGTCTAGGTATTTAAACTATAAAAAATGCATCACAGAGGGCGTAGGGAGGTCAGATAAGGTTATTAGCCATATCAGAGGTAGGAAAGTAAATCTTACCTCTTTTTACTTAACCCCCTTTATTACAGAACCAATGTTCTTGTATAATAAATCTGAAGGGGGAATGTTTATGCTAAATGAAAAAGAATCTAAAGTGCTAAATGCAATAGTAAAATACATAGATGAAATTAGAAGAAAAAGGATATATAGAAAGAAGAGAGAATAGCCCTAGAGCATTGAGAGTTACTATAAATAATTAAGGGTGGCAATTTATATTTTTGCCACCCTTTTGCCACCCATGAGAAAGATTTATAAAAGTATATATAAATTTAATTAAATATAATTAAGTTTTTAGTTTCTTTTAAAGTCAGTATTTTCAAATGTTACAAGGATTTATAAAAATATAATAGAATATATAAAATTTTTCTATTCCTACAAACGACACATGTGGAAACAATTGCTTTATTAACCCGATAAATACTAAGTTTTACACAAATTAAAGATAAAAAAATAATGGTTTGCCACCGATTTGCCACCCAAGTTTTTAACTCGGTGGCAAAATTATTTTATAATGCTTTCAAAAATATTAACTGTATCTAGTTTCATTTTCCTTGTTACATGAGAATAAGTATCCATAGTAGTAGATAATCTACTATGACCTAATCGTTCTTGAATATCTTTTATATTGGCTCCAGCTTCTAATAACATAGTTGCATGAGTATGTCTAAATGAGTGAAAGTTAAAGTCAATTCCTAATTCATAGTTGACTACTTTGCTAAGGTATTTTAAACTATTTGGGGTAACTAATTCCCCATTTTCTTTAGTACATACAAAGTTAGAATCTTTATAGTATTTGCCATATCTTAATTTGTTTTCTATTGCCTTTATTAACTAGGGTTTTTTCTACTCTTACTGTTTTTTCTTTTAGATCTACACAATCCCAAGTAAGAGCACAAACTTCACCTGCTCTCATACCAGTGTGAAAAGCTATTTGACAAGGTATATAAAAGCTACTACCTTCTGGGAATCTTTCAATAATTTTATTGAATTCTTCAATGGTCATGATTTTTAGATCTTTTTTGTCTTTCTGTTTTTCTTTTATTTTAGGAAGTTGAACGTATTGCATGGGATTTTCTTTTATAAATTGATAAGGATATACTGCCATTCTTAATCCTTTAGAAAGAACACCCATAAAACTTTTTAAAGAGTTTTTAGAATAGCCATTTATATATTTACTATTTATGAATTCTTGTAATGTAGCTGGACTTATGGATTTAAGCTTATATATTCCAAGATTAGGTTTTATATGTTTTTCGATTATTTGCTTATAATATTGTTGAGTGTTATATTTACAGTTTAATTTTACATAGTTTTCAAACCAATAATCAAAATAATCTGCAACACTAATATTACTTTCATCGATTACTGTTCCAGCTCTTTCAAATTCATTTAGAGCTTCCCTTAACGCTTTTAAAGCTTCTGGTTTAGTATCACCTCCTACCCGTTCGATTTTTTTACGTTTACCATTTACAGTCCCAGCATCAAAGTAATAATACCATTTCTTACCACGTTTTCTAACTCCACCTTGCATGTTAAAACTCCTTTCTAAACTTTAACTTTATTAAATCTTCCGTAACATTTAGTCTACAAGCTAACTGTGATATAGTTTCATTTTCATATATTTCTACATCGTCGGGTATGAGAAGTTCAGCAGCGAATCTATTAGCTTCTATTTCTAACTTATTTTTATTAATTAAATGATTTTCAGTATAAAAACTAGTATTTAAATCAGTATGTAATATCAAATGACCCAACTCATGAGCTATGACTATTTTTTCTTCTTCTTCTGATAAATTATTTGATATAAAAATAGTCTCATTTCCAAACATATCTCTAAAAAATCTTCCTTTTTCATTCTTAAATAATTCTTTGCGTATTAATGTAACCTCTAAATAATTTGATAATTCATAAACATCTCTAGTACCATACATTTCTATTAGACCATTTACAATCTGCTTAATCCAGAGCATAATGTCCACCCCCTGATAATGATGAAGAATTAGAGAGTGTTTGATTATTCCTTCTTTCTTTTCTTTTCAATTGATAATTTCATAGCTAATAACATATCATTTGCTAAATCCATAATTTCTTCTTCAGATAAGTCATCTAAATTATATCCCCCATAAGCCATAAAATTTGGCTGGGATAAAATAAATTTCAAAGCTTGTTCCGGTGTACCTAATTGTAACGATTCTATGAATTTTACTTGTTCTGCTAATTCTCCATTTGGATTGTATTTATCATCCCATTCTTTTAATTGTTGTTGACTAGCTGGTTCTGATTTAAAGAATTCCTTAATACTTACATCCAAAGCATCTGCTATCCTTTGAAGAACCTCCATACTAGGATTAGTTTTGTTGCCTTTTTCTATATCACTTAAATAACTTGGACTTATTCCAGCAAGTTTAGCAGTTTCATTTAGTCCCAATTTCTTTTCTTCTCTAATACTTTTGATATTATCTCCTAACACTGCTATTAACCTCTTAATCTAATATTATCTACTAGATAATATTATACACTACTAGATAATAAAAAACAATGAAATATTAAGTAATTTTGAAAAAATATTAGGAAATTAGTAATAAAGTCTTAATTTTTTACAAATATCATTCACTGACAGAGAATTTAAGACTTTCATTATCTACTAGAGAATGATATTATTATCTTACAGCGAATAAGGGGGTGTAAATTAATGAACCAAATAAAAAAATTTAGAGAAAAAAAGAATTTGTCTATTCATGAATTAGCACGTAGAACAGGTTTAACTGCAAGTTATATTAGTAACCTCGAAAAAGGCAAGAGAGATAATCCTTCAAAAGATACCATGGAGAAAATAGCCGAAGCATTAGATAAAACAGTGCCAGAAATATTTTATCCAGAAGATTAGAAAGGAAGGTGAAAAATATGAGTAATGACCTACTCTATACAGTCCCAGAAGCAGCAGAGTTATTAAAAGTAAACAATAACAAAGTTTATGAATTATTCAAAGCAGGATTACTCACACCACTTAAACTAGGCAGATATAAAGTACCTAGAAGTGAACTAATAACCTTTGTAGAAAGGTATAAGGGAAAGGATCTAACTGATTTAAACAATATTAAGGATATTGAATTTTGAAGGAGGAATTGTAATGAATGATGCTTATATTCTTCTCCAAGGAACACTCAAAGTTGTCAAATATTTCTTTCCTGCAGTTGTGTTCATAGTATTTGGACTAGCTTATATAGCTTATGACGAAAGGAGGGACAACCATGGATAAAGAGCTCAAAGAAATTAAAGAACAAATAAGACAAGCAGAACAAAACTTCAATTATGTAGACCAGGAATATATAGATGCTGCAATATTCGAAATGAACGCAGTAAATGAAAAGTTTAGGGCCATGTTGAGGGAGAAAAGGTGGATTAACCACAAAAACATATTTTGATAAATAGTAACCATGCGTTAACTTTCAGTGTGGTTAGGAGGTTGAAGAATGATTAAGAAAATAGAAAAACCCATTAAAATATGCGACATTTGCAAAAAAGAAGTACCGCATTTTGCAATACCAGAGAAAGGCGGTGAGTGAAGATGATTAATTGTGAATATTATGTTCCTGCGTGGGAAGGAAGCAAAACTTCAGGAAAACAACCCGATTTTTGCCTGAAATACAAAGTGCCTTTAAACGGGTATTGTATCAAGAACTGCGAAGTTCAAACCAAACTGGTGAGTGAGGGGAAGGATAATGAAAGAAAGCCAGTATAGGTTCCGAGTATGGGATGACTTCTGGAAGGAAATGCATTGAATTGCTAGAAGGAGTGAACTAGATGCAACCAATAAAAGATAGAGACAATGTTCATGTAATTTTACTAGAAGATGGTTCTTATTGAATGTCTGGAGGATTTAGCGGGAATAGAGATGGGATTATGTCCACACTTAATTTAAGTTCAGCCACTTTTCTACCGTTTGAAGATGCTTGTTATAAAGCCAACAAGTTAAATGAAAATGGAAAGCGTTGTGAAGTTATCCCTGTACTGTTAATAGTTGATGATTGACTATAGAACAATAGGAAATTTCACTTGAAACCAAATAAAAAAACTTTGGGAATATGACAAAGCAAATGAAACAACTCTAACAGAATTAAAAAGAGTGATGCTAGTTTTAAGACAAGAAATGATAAAGTTAGGAAAAATGTTATAGGAGGTGTAGTCAATGACCTATGATTTAAAAGTACGAGAACATTTTCCTTGTTTCGCTCAAACTAAACACGGAGGTTGTAAAGCACTAAAAAGAAAATATGATTGCTTAGAGTGTAATTTCTACAAGCCAAATCGAGACCATGAACTAGACCAGGAACGAGCAATTCAAAGACTAAGAAGTTTAGACAAACCTACAAGAATAGCGATAGCAGAAAAGTACGGAATAGAGGGGATAGTTGATGAAGAATGAAGGCAAAATTAGGGCAGTTGTAGCAGAATCAGTGAAAATCTTAAATGATTATCCTTATCTAAAATATTATGAAGCTATTAATAAGGCAAAGGAGGTGTTAAAAGATGAAAATAACATACGAGAATGCAGCGGAGGAGATTACATTAGAAGAAGCAATAAAGTTCTATGAAAATGGAATTGCAGTTGTAATAAATGATGGAAAGGATGTTACATTTGAAGTTGAAACTTTATCCACATCAGAAGAAAGTACTAGAAGAAACTAAAAGCTATAACCGAGTAGGATACTTTTTGGATATGGGTTTAGGCAAGACATTTATAGGCTCAGAAAAAATGAAAGATTTCAATACCAATAAAAATTTAGTCATCTGCCAAAAGTCTAAAATTTCAGATTGGTATGAGCACTTTAAAACTTACTATGATTATAACATTATTATTTACGATAAGCCAATATCTATACCAGATAATTCAGTAATTATAATCAACTATGACTTGGTATGGAGAAGGCCAGAATTAATGGAACTAGAAGATTTTACATTAGTGCTAGATGAAAGTTCCATGGTCAAAAATGAAAAAGCTAAAAGAACTAAATTCATAATGAAGATGAAGCCAAAGAATGTAATATTACTTAGCGGCACTCCTACAGGAGGAAAATACGAAGAGTTATGGACTCAATGTAGGCTACTTGGATGGAATATAAGTAAAACCACATATTGGAACCATTACATCAAAACCAAACAGATAGATGTTGGAGGTTTCCCAATAAGAATAGTAGTTGGCTATAAAAATGTAGAACGATTAAAACATAAGTTAAAAAAACATGGAGCAGTATTTATGAAAACAGATGAAGTATTTGACCTACCGGAGCAGATTCATAACACGATTAGAGTAAAGAATACACCAGAGTATAGGAAATTTAAGAAACACAGAATTATAAAAATCAATGATACAGAGTTAGTAGGAGACACAACACTAAGTAAAATGCTATATGAAAGACAATTGTGTGGCCAATACAATAAACACAAGTTACAGGCATTAGAAGATTTACTAGTATCAACAGAAGATAGAGTAGTTATATTTTACAACTTCAATGAAGAATTTAAACAGATTAACGATCTATGTAAGAAGTTGAACAAACCAATATCAACTATAAACGGTTCTATCAAGGATTTAAAAGACTTTAAGAGTAAGCCCAACACAGTTACCCTAGTCCAATACCAAGCAGGTGCTATGGGCCATAATTTGCAGTTAGCCAATAAGATAATTTACTTTACATTACCATTAAGTTCAGAGTTATTTGAACAAAGTAAAAAGAGGATTCACAGAATTGGACAAGACCGAAGTTGTTTTTACTACTACTTAATAGTAAAGGGGAGCATTGAAGAAAAGATATTTGAAACATTGAAAATGAGGAAAGATTTTACTGACAAGTTATTTGAGGAGGATGGGAATTGAAAGAATTACAAATAAGAACTAACAGTTTCACACCTGCAAAAGTAGATTTTAACTACAAGGAAGTGGAAGTTTTTCTAGATGAGGCTCTAAAAAAATATGAGGGCCTAGTCTTTACAGAAGAAACTGCAACTGACTGTAATAAAACAATCGCTGAATTACGCAAAGGTAAGAGAGCACTAGATGAGTTCCGCAAAAAAACCAAGAAGGAACTTACCAAATCAGTTACGGCTTTTGAGAACCAATGTAAGGAACTCAATAAGAAGTTTGATGAAGTGATTGATCCACTAGTAGAGCAGGCAGATGATTTTGAAAAACAGCGTAGGGAAGAGAAAAGGGTCAAAGTACAACAGATAGTGGACGAATTGGTCAAGGAGCAAGGATTGAATGAGAAGTATGCTCAAATGTTAGTAATTGAGGACCAATACCTTAATAAAACCAAAACACTTAAATCAATACGAGAAGAATTAACAACAACTGCTGAAACACTTGGTGTACAACAAGATAAAGAAGAATCTGATAAAGAGTTAATTAAAACTAAAGTAGAACTAGCAAATGCAAAATACAATGTAAATTTATCTGAAACGCCATATGTAAGACTTTTAGAATATGAAAATGTAGAAGATATTGAAATTAAAATAAATTTGGATGCTGAAAGAGAATCTAAAGTTGAACCTGAACCCGAACCTGAACCAATATCAGATGAATTAATAGAACTTGTAACTATGCCAGAACCAAAAGAAGATGAAGAAATATACATGGAAAGATATGAAGTACATGGAACGGATGCTCAATTAGATGCTTTAGAGGACTTTATGAAATACCAAGATTTGGAGTGGAAAATCATTGAATGAAAAACAGTTTGAAAATAAAGTTAAGAAATTTCTCAAAGATAATGATATTTGGTACTTCAAAGTATGGGGCGGAGGTTTTCAAAAGTCAGGTATTCCAGATATATTGGCCTGTGTTAATGGCCACTTTGTAGCAATAGAGGTTAAAGGTACTAATGGGAAACCTACAAAACTACAAGAATACAACATTAGAAAAATTAATGAATGTAATGGAATTGGTATTATCTTATATCCAAAGGACTTTGAAAGATTTAAAAAATTAATCCTAGACCTACTAAGGAGGTGATGAAAAATTCAATATAGTCATTCAAGGGTAGAGTGTTTTAAACAATGTCCTTACAAATTCAAACTAAGATATATAGACAAGCTAGAAACTATACCAAATACAGATCCATGGAATCCATTAATATGTGGTAATACGATTCACACAGGGGCAGAAAAAGATTTACAAAAAGCCTTAGAATTTTATAAATCAAATTATCCAGTAATAAATGATTTACACATTAACGAAATGATTAAGTTTGAAATACTCATACCTAAAATTAAAGAGCTATTAAAAGACATTAACATATTATATCAAGAATACACGATAGACACTCCCGAATTCATTGGAATAGTGGACTTAATTACTCAAAATGAAAATGGGACAGTGGATATATTCGACTTTAAATATAGTAACAATGTTGATAATTACATGAATTCTAGTCAATTACACTTATACAAGTATTTCTTGGAACGAAAAGGTTTTAAAGTTAATAAATTAGGTTTTATATTCATACCAAAAACATTTATTAGACAAAGGAAGGATGAAGATTTATATCAGTTTAGAAAACGACTTATTAAAACAGTTGAAGAATCAGAAATCCAACTAGTAGAGGTTCATTATGATGAAACAAAAGTAAAAGAATTCTTTGAAAGCATAAAAGAAATTGAACAAGCTATAGAATACCCTAAAAACATCACTAATTTATGCAACTGGTGTGAATATGAAGAATTATGTATTAAAGGAGAGGATTATATGATTTTACCTGAAAATAAAAGGCGAGAAAGAAAAATAGACACAAGTCCAGACATGTGGATTTATGGAGACAGTTATGTAGGTAAATCCACCTTTGTAGAC